GATGATGACACAGCACCTACAGCTAACGAGGGTACACAAGTCGTCAGTCAAGTGATCACGATGACGGATAACAGCAATACCGTCCGTATCCACGGCGCTTTTTTATGGTCCTCTAACACGTCTACTACAAATCTTACTATCTCTTGTTTCCGTGGTTCTACCCTAATTGGGACTATGCGGACTGGAGAGGGCGCTGGCGGTGCCGCTAATATTGCATCTATAAGTTTCGATGATAGTCCAGCCACTTCCGGTAATATAACTTACGGCCTCCGTGTGGGCTTGAGTGGGCCTGGGACGTGGAGAACGAACCAGATTAGTGTCGCGCGTTACGCTGGCAACTTGGCAAATTCTCGCATAATAATAGAGGAGATCGAAGCCTGATGAACCCATATGTTGAGCAAATCGGCAGAACCCATCCAGGCGTCGAAGTCGAGGCTGCGGGACCACTTTATGAAGATGTTGTGTGGAGGAACAGCCCGCCCATACCAAAGGCTGCTTTAGACGCTGAAATCGCCGTGGCACCTTCACGGAAAACAAGATTGCCACTCACCGTCGAAGAATTGGCAACACAAATGATTAGGGACGGCACCATGACCCAGGCCAAGATCGACGCCATAAAGAATAATAGATAATATAATGCTAGAAAAATTAGAACAAAACTACGGAGCAGCTATGCCCTACACAGCTTCTGCCGCCAACGCAGGAGTGGGGATGTGGGCAGCCCTAAGCTGATTAGGGTGTGGAAGGACAGAAACAGACCCCAGGGGTGAGGCTGTAGGGCCTATCTCTATATGCTTGGCTGCCACCCTACCCGAACATAACAGATCCGTCTGTAGCCCTCTCTAAAGGGCAATAAAAAAGGGAACCCCTTTATACCAGGGTTCCCTTTTCTGCTTTTATAGACGCAGCCATTTCGCCTAGCCTATCCTGAACCTTCCATCGGGACAGGTCTTAAAGCCCGATCACTAACAGCGTTTCCTATAGCCTACCGTTAGGAGAGCGGGGACATCAAGCACGGACTAAAAGGTAACGTCCTACTTCTCCTCTAGCGGATTCCTCCTGATTGACGAAATCACCGCGCACCTCAATTATTATTTGGGCCTTGGCTTCCTCTTAATGGGAGGCCCATGTTTCTTCATACGTTTCTTACTATATGATAGGGATATATTCATTCATCTGTTTCTCCTGTTATAACTATTGGCTCAGTACGTGGAGGACAAGCGGCATTAATAATGCTACGCCTATGCTTTCCTATCCTCCCCATAGCTCCTTGGTTTAATGTGCAAGCCCCTTTGAACCATACCTCCACCTTAGCATCATAATAAGCGGAAGCAGTGCCAACAGCTTGTTCATAATAAGCACAACCAGAGAGAAGCATAATTATGGAGAGGGCTATAACCTTAATCATCTTTCTTCTCCCCTGGCTCAGGTCCAACGGGCTTAAGTTGGACAACCTCTGCCCCCTCCTTCTCAAAATCAAACACCCTATTATCAAGACGGGTTTCTAACATTTCAATGATTCTCTTCTGTCCGTCTGTTGTCTTAGGATTGATACCAAATTTCTTAAGGGTATCGGGAACAGATTTAATTACATAATCAACTGCCGCTCCCACCACCGCCCCCCTCACTCTTATAGGTGGGGTGTTTTTATATACAGCTCTTGCTCTATTAACAGCGAAGAGAACACTAAGGTTTAGGGCCTCACTTAACACTTCTCTATGCTTCCCTTCAACTTCCAACTTGAATCTAGTGTTGATATGCTTTCCTATTACAGCCACCACTCCTGTTATGACAACAGCCAATAAGCTTATGGCATAATCAAGGAATGGAACGACATCAATTTCCATTCTCTTTCTCCTTTAGGAGTTCATGTAAATATCCGCTAGCATTAAACAGAGCGCCACAAAGCGCATCTTCTAAACTTTCTTCTGTTAGGTCTGCTCGACCTTCATGGTGTAACCATATTGTTTGAAGGTGACGCCACATGGATGTAATATAGGCTTCTAAAGGTATCCCTTTCTTCCAGTTATTTGATGATCTAGTCACACCATCGGTCTGTATTTGATGTTCGAGCATATAACGGCCAAACTCTTTTATAACATCTGAGGGCATGAACGCAGGGCTTTGTACACGACAAATCCCAAACACTTCCATCATACGCGCTGCTCTTCTTATATCCAAATAAGGAAATATTAATCTCGCTACTTCTGTCGCCGGTTGCCCATGTACTTGCCAAGAATAATTATCACGCCAATTCCCTTTATTTGTCTCTCCGGTTTTGTGTGTTTTATATGGCCCATGAACTTTACCATACCCAACAATTAAACAAAACCTATCCAAAGGTCCACGATCACACATACGAATTTGTAATCTCGGTTGAGGCGGAGTTTGTGTAGAAGAGTAAACACACCCTTCTCCTTCAAACAGTCCGGCAGCCCAAGCAATAGAACGTTCTTGTATTTCTTTTTGGCTGATATGTTCCATAACTTGAGCTGATAAAAACCCACTATAGTCTGGCTTTCCTTGGTCCGTATCACGGGTTGCACCAGTATCAAAAGTTCTTGTCAATATACATCTCCGTTTTCTCTTATCCTTTGATTTTCAAAAGGCACAACTATCCGCCTATAGAATTCCATCTTAGCTCCCTCAAGGACTCCAATACAATCATTAATTCTCTGATAGGAAAGTTTTTCTTGATCTAAATAATCAATCAATAGCCTAGTTATATTATAATTTAATTCACCTGGATTAAGCATATCATCGTGAGCGTCCATATGAAACCTACTTTCTACATCAATATAAGGCATAATCTATCACCAATGTAATTGCGAACACAATTAAAAGCCAACCAAACATTGTATCAGCTCTATCAGCTTCAGGTGGTCTAAACATTTTTCCACTCCATATAAAGAATAGGCTTTTCATCCTCTCTAAACTTATCAATCTCTGCCTTGATTCCTTTGCTCTTATTCCACCCTTCCATCTTAACAACAATCAAACCAACCGCTGCTTCCATCAGTGGCATGTCAGCAGGTAGCCAGATCGTATGGTCCAAGGGATCAAGTTTCCCATACACGGCTATTGGATGTGTATGTGCAATAGGACAATAAACTCTCACCCCACATTTAATCAGGCTTGCTGTTGCCTTAGCAGCTTCTTCAAACGCTGCTTCAATTCCTTCACTGTATTTACTATACGGAGTGGCTAAATACCAAAAAGGTTCCCGCGTAATTTTAGTCTCCATACTTGTTATACCATTCTAAAATTATAAAGCTCATGTGCTGGTTTTTTCAGGCCAATCTTTTATTTCGTCTATAATGTCATCTATATTATAAGCGCATCTTGTTGCAAACTGATACATAACGTCCCATCTGTCCGGGTCGTCAAGCCATATCCACCCTGGCTTCCCTTTTCCAATCATATATCCAAACTCTAGGTGACAACTTTTTCCAGCAGGGCATACAAGGATAGACCCCCAACACCTATCAAGATGATATTTATCAAACTCATATACGTGCTTAGCAGACCAATTTTTTAAAGCCTCTCCATAATTCTGTCCTCTAGCTTCTGAATATTCTTTCCACTTATCATCGGCCTCCGGTCCAGGACTAATCCAATCATCGAAGCCTTCCATCCCTATAGCTCTTAGTTTATTTCCTGTTTCTATTACAAGCTCCCGGTTACGTAGGCTTCCGATTATATAGATTGCTTTCATTCGTCTTCCTTATTTTTATCTTCTTTTATTTTTCTTTTTATTTCTTTAATCTCTGCCTTTGTATGTTTGCTAGAGGGTGCTCCATAGTAGGGACAAACCCATCCATGTACGTCTCCACAACCACCGCAAAGCCACAACATTATATAGTTCCCACTAATACATTACGTCTCTTCTCTACATCAAGAGAAGTTAAACGCTCTCTGTTCCATGCCCCACAGCTCTGACACTGGTAACGTTGATAGGAGAGGGTTTTAGTGTGGTAGAAACCTCGTCTCTGTAAGTTGTGACTCCCACAATTGGGACAAACTGGCACTGCCTTATTACTAAAGAGAGCATGATTAGGATGGTTGGGTATCCAAGGAAGAAGCTTCTTATACACATCTTCAAGGAGACGTACATCTTGCTTGTTATATCTCTCCATTATCTTCCAAGCACTCGCATCACCAGCCATACAATCACGCCATAGCTGCATCCCCTTATGTTTAACCTTCTCACCCAGCTCAAGATATTCAGCTATATAAGAGAGCTTATTACTAGGAAGACGGAAGCGCCTACGTGCTGTAAGAAGAAGGTCAATATTTATTGGGCTCTTAGAGGGGCTCATGCCTTCCTTCAAAAACTCTTGATTGAGAGTGGGAATGTCAAACCTGTTTCCGTTGTAATGTATAACAGCATCAGCTTCGCTAATAAGCTTATGAATAGCCCTAAGCATTTTTTCTTTTCTATCACTAAAGATAGATTGGAACATCATTTCTTTCTGCCCCACCCACTTAGCTGCCCAGCATAACGTATACCCTGCCTCTTCAATCTGATTGATAGCTACATTCTGTTTCCATAAGCCCCATGTATAAACTTTGTGTGGGGCTGTTTCTATATCCAGGAGAAGTATTTTCATTGCATATCCTATGTTAATATATTACTAGATACATATTCTACTTTAATAGGCCCTTTTTTAAATACTTTATTAAAAATCTTTTCTGCACTAGGTGCACTTCTGACCACTACATAACATACAAACGAATGTCTACCAATTATTCTCCATAAATAATCTGGTTCTTTCATTTTCCTTTGCCCCATATTTCATATTTACATTCTTCACTGTGCGGTCTATCCCAAATTGCTATAGCTAATGCCCTATCTGGACTTCCGCCTTTTCCTAAATAGTCTTCTCTCCAATTTAAATTTACCCACACACTAGGACGGTGACGCTCAAACTGTTCTTGTCCTTTCTTACATGCCCATAACCGTTCTGGGCATACAAGCATCATTTGTTCCACACCTATAGTAAAGGCATGATCTATGAATTGCCGGATATATTTGAAGGGAGGGTTAGTTATAAGAATAGGAGAGACACATACTTTAGAATCAAAAAAATCAACACCAATATTAATATCACTACCATAAACTGTAACGTTAAATGTATCACCAATTGCAGTAGCAAGCCTACCATCGCCAACGCAAGGTTCCCAAACTGTATAGGGCCAGCGAGTAAGTATCGGCTCCCAATGAGCCAACATAACATCAATTATAGAATGGGGTGTTGGATAGAAGTCGTTAACTTTTCTGCTCATATCTGAAACTGTTTAACATTAAACTTTATGTTTCTTTTATGAAGCATGTCAACAAACATTACATAGACATCAGCTCTATCTTTCTCTTTCACTTCACCAAACTGTTCCTTGAGCGACAGCAACACTTCATTATTAACAAGTCCTATGTTCGTGTCATACCCACCAAAGAATGTTTTTAGCATTTGATGTGCATGAAATTCATTCTTATCTCTCTGGGTTAGGAGTTCCATCATTTCTTTTTCCTCTCGTCTTTAGTTTTACGTGTGTGGCAATCCTTACACAAAACTTGAAGCTTATCTACTTCTACAAACATCTTCTCTATCACCAAGTTCCATGTCTTAAATCCTTCACTTCCTATCACTGGATCAATGTGATCGACATACACCCCATCCTTCCATCTCACCTTATGCCATCTCTTCTTATACCCTACACACTTATACACACCATGGGAGAGACGGGCTTTCTTACGAGCCTCATTGATTGGCCCCCATCTCTTAGTGGCAGAACGTAAAGCTCCCTTAATGAAAGAGTTAAAACGTGCCTGTGTCCATTGCCCGCTATTGAAAGGTTTTAATTTTTTCATCGGTTAAAAACTTCTTTTCGATAGTCCAATATTCTCCAGCATCTAAGAAGCATGAAACACCATTAGTTTGTGTACTAACTAATGTCCATGTTCTTCCTTCATGGGAAAGAAACAGCTCTACTATATATCCTTTACTAGACAATCCTATCGCGAAAGGTCTTTCTGCGTATTGGTGTGCTAATAGGTTAATAACATATTCCCTTTCATTGCAAACAGAAGATATAGCCGGTTGTGCATTAGCTATAGGAACTGTAAGTGCTATTAATATGGCAGATGCTATGGCAATTAGTCCACCAATAATAGGCCATATTAGTTCTTTCATTCGCTCATCCCTCGTTGCCATATTACAGGGCTTCCGTCTTCATTGAGCTTTCTCACCACCCAAAGTAGTTGTCCTTGTTCTAATAAATAATCATCCCATGTACGCCCTTCAGTCCCATAGTACACCATTCCATAATGATCTTTATATACATCTTCAACTGTATCCATAAGGGACTGTTTAGTTTTTTCTTCTGTTTCCACTTCCAATATAGGAGATAGAATTTCATAAGCCTTAACAGGGCCAATCTTAGGAACACCTGAAATATTATCCACTGTGTCTCCCATTAGCATTTGAGCACAGAAGAAAGCAAAGCCTGTTCCTGTAATTTTAGGCTTACGATTAGCATCACCATACAATGTTAGCCAACCTGGATCGCTGACAAGAAGGGGTCCAAAGGCTGCTTGATTACCAAGCTCCCAACTATATATTAATCCTGGTACTTGTCGTAAGTCTTTATCCCTAGTGCATATAATATTTTCTTTGGGAGCTTTCCCTGCATCCACAGCGAGAGCATCATCTGCTTCGATAAAGGAAACAGTTTTGTGCTGTAATACACCCTGTATGTAGGCGGTGAGGTTGTCGAAGTGCCAGGGTTTGTTTTCTTTACGTGTTCCTTTGTACGGTTTTGTTTTTGCAATGTCATAACGAAAGGTGTGTCCTTCTGTTAAATACAAACAGTAAGAGTCACTGTTTGTCGCCTCCTGAATGGAAGCTATCCGTTGAAGAAGAAGCTTTTCTACATAATCAAAAGGGGGAACTTCTTCTGTCTCAGTGATAGCCTTCCATCCAGTGAGAGCGCCCCACCCTATTTCATAGCGAAGAATGTCACCATCGATTAGAGCTTTCATTTATTAAAACCCTTACTCTCAACTACATTTTCATTATGATCTTTTGGAACTTTCTCATCCCACCTGACATAAGCTTTAGTATGCCCCGCGTGATCCTCACTGAATACAGCCCTAGCCGTAGGAGAAAAAGGGACATCCTTATGCTCTTCTCTAACAGCATTTAAAACTATTATATTTAACTCTTCTGCTGTTATATCTATAAAATTAGTGGCAGGTGGGTTATTTTTATACCGTCTCATTAGAAAGGTACCTCATCTTCTAAGTCACCAAGAGTGGCAGTAACATCATCTTGTGTATGTGTATCAGCTTCAGCTCGCAATAGCTCATGTAACTTACTTCCTTGAAACTCAAGCCCACCCTTAATCTTATCTTGCACCCACTGAGGAAGGGCATCAAACGATTCTACATCTGGTGTGTCCATATCAAATACAACAGAAGGATTGACAAGATCAACAGTCTTTTCACGATCTTTAATACGCATTGCTGCTACATTGGCAATATTTACAAACACTTTTCCTGCGTTCTTTCCCTTACCGGGATTGTTAACAGTGGTGACGAGACAGGGGATACTAATAAGCTCCTCCCAATCACCTTCTCCAATACCAGAAGGGTCAAGAGCCTTGTACCTCACCGTACTCTTAGCCCGCTCTGAAGCAAGAGAATAGAGAGGGAAGCTTTCAGACAGCCAACGTGGCTTATCCGGCATCGCCTCTCCGTCTTCATCTTCCATAAACTCATCCACCAGCTCATAGGTGGTGAGAATTTCATAAGCAGGGGGTTTCTCTTCGCCCTGCCAGGGCCGCTGAGGCTGCAAGCCTAAGTCTGCCACCACCACTAGCCTAGCAGGGTAGGTTGCAGGCTCCAGTTTCGGCGCAGAGCTTCCACCACTGCCTCCAGCATTCTTAGATTGATTAGCATTTAACATTCTATTCTCCTAAAGGTCTACGAAAATCACCAAGGTCTAAGGGATCAGGGCTCCTTTGAGCTTCATCATAAGCTCCAAGGTCAAGAGCATTATCATCTTGTGTACCACCTGTTGTCGTACTATCAACAACTCTTAGAGATGACGGCTGTTCCAAACTATCTTCCTCAGGCCACACAACTGATGATAAAATCCTTGGCCTACCTCTTGGGCCTATCTCCACGCCCATACCCACCAACAAATCACGTACAACATAAGCTGTAACATCATATGTGTGAGCAATTTGTTTCAGCGAAGCGTTCTCTTTTCTATACATGTGAACAACATTATCAAACTCTCTACTAGCAATGTCATTCCTCCGTTTTCTTCCTCGCATATCTTTCTCCTAAAATAACAATGAGACTAAAAAGATCAATCCCCCTATTAGCACAAGTGCTAAGGCACCTAAGAAAATGAACCATAACATCGCGCCAAAAGCATAAAGACTATCTGCAAAAAAAAATCTAACATCTCATTCTCCCTACATATATACTACTAATTAAATGACAGTTTTGTTAGGATTTTTTCATCCATTTATATATTCCTCTAATATTAAAACTAATTATCACCACCTCCAAAGCAATCAAGGAAGTCATGTGTGCAGCATACCCCATCACCATAGCCAATCCAATCACCATCCAAAATACGCTGCTTATAAGAGAAAATATATAAGCCTTAATAACTTTGCCACTCCCCAATAGCCAATAGAATGCCCACAAACATAATGCTCCAGCCCATCCTACTGCGTCAAGCCAAGGAAGCTCTATCATCTTCCTCTCCAGCCCTGACTAATGGCCCATGAAACTCTATCGTTAATTCAGGGTTTATTTTAAGTCTTATAGACTTATGATAAAAGGCAGGTTCTGTGGTGTGGGTGGTTTCACTGAACTTTCTCATTTGCTCCTCTAACTGTTTATAGTCTTCATAAGATAAGCTAGTATATAATACTGTCATCTTAATTCCCACTTATCATTCATTGAATTTATCTATTTCTCTTATAAGAGTTTTTAACTCTGCCACAATACTTTTGGGCAGATATAAACTAACAGCTTGACCAGATGTTTCAGGATGTGTAAGTCCTCTTCCGAACAGGTTTATTAGATGCCAACATTTAATAGCTTGTTTCTCTGTTAAAAGTAAACCTGTTTCGATATCACAATTAAGGATAATTGGCTCGCTTTCAATGTGTTTCATTCCAATTCCTTCCTATCTTATATCCCCCTTCATGGGGGCAAGCGATCTGAAAATCTTCACCCGCAGTTGCAATAGCTTGTGCCGCATAACCACCAAGGGCATGTGCGTATTCTGGATGACATTCAAATTGTATTTCATCATGCATCCATATCACCGGACCCCAATGTTTACCTATCTCATACCCTTCTTTTTTTACCCACTCATGAAACAATACATATGCTGCTCCCATCTGTATAACCTCATCGCTCTGTAATGTATAGCACAACACCTTATGTTCACTGTCTACAAGGATAGGGCGACCATCCAGTCCTTTTATTCGCCCATTAATAAACACCCTTCTATTTTGATGTTTATCCCACCATGTCTGAGCGGTAGATCGCCACTCTTCTGTCAAATCATCAATACATTTCTTAAGAAGAGGAAGCTCTTTCATGTATGTATTTAAAAATCCCCTAGCTTCTCTTGTGCTACACCCTATTGTAGAGGCAAGCTTCGGAACACCGGCTCCAAATATAAGCCCATAAAAGAAATTCTTAGCAGTTGAGCGTGGCGTGTTGCCAAGTCTAACCATGTTGGTATCATGGAAATCCGTCCCGTCTCTCTCCTTATCAAGCAAGGCATCCTTCATAAACTGTTCATCACCCATCCTTGCCGCAAGCTGTCTAATCTGATTGCCCTTACTGTCCACTCCCACCAACACCCATCCAGGCTTGGCTATAAACACCTCTCGCATTTGTCTAGCAAAGAAAGCTCCGCTGTGTGGACTTGGCACATTAACAATATCCTTATGCCTAAGCCGCCCTGTTGCAGCTATACCCCCTACCTTGGCTGCAATCCGCCCATCAGGACGTATAATCTTCTGCCACCCTTCTAACGTACCAATCCTATGTTTACATTGAACCCTCTTAGCTATCAACCTTCCAAGCCCACCTTGTATACCCTTGAAGGGATCATTCTTTGAGAGCTTGGCACTTGTATGCTCGCCTTCCTTATTCTCATTCCATTCTGCTGGCTCCCATCCAAGAGAAAGAAGGTACTCTTTCACCTCCTTGTTGCTATCTAAATTAACTTTCCTAAATTTAATCCTAGAAAAAGGCCCAATAATATTACTATTTCTATCACAATTGCTCCTATCAATATACTCCCTAATATACTTAGTATATTCTCCATCTTTTTTGAAGGGTTTTCTAACATAGTTATATTCTCCATCTTTCTTTGTCTCATTTATTTCCACCACCAATGGCAACCTATTATTGATAGAACGATCAATACGATCAATCCAACGAATAAGACTAACGATATTTCCATGTATCTTTTCCTTATCAACTAACCATCCATATTCTTCTTGTCTTTGCAACAGGGCGAAGAGCTTGGCGTTGAGGATGTGTGCTTCTTTCCACCCTTCTCCATGTCCTTCTTCAAGAAGGGTATGTAAAATCTTATACTGAATTTCCACATCCTCTTCGCATCGTCGTAATATGTTTTCACTCCACTCGGACCAAACCTCATTAGCGACCTTCTCATGTCCCAAACGCATTCCCCAAGCTTCAACACTATGGGGGCCTGCTCCAACTCCTTCCGGTTTTTTCCGATTTGGCCGTTGTGTTCTGGACATAAGGAGAGTGTCAACTTTATTTCCTTCATATTCCCACCCATATATTTTTCTAAGAACAGGGAAGTCAAACGCTATTGAATTGTGCCCTATTAAAACATCAAATGTATCAAGAAACTTAGTAAGCTGCCCAATATTATCAGGATGAAAACTAATGATGCTCCCATTAGCATGATCTTTAACAACAGCACACCAAATCTTTGTAACTTCATCTAATAACCCATCTGTTTCTATGTCGAAAAGTGCCTATACGTGTCAAGTATACCTCCTTAAATCTTCAAGAACTTTCTCTTTGTTCAAATGTTGCTATTCGTTTCATCATCTATGATCTTATTTAGATCATCTGATGCACGAGCCATACCAGCTTCAAACCCTTGGTCAAACAGCTCGTCAATAAGAGAAAATGTTCTATCCCAATTATTACATAATTCTTTTAGCCTATTATAACATTGTTTATCCATCATGCTGCTGCAAAGTCCTTCATTATAATTTCTGGCATTTCACCTTCTACAAAAAGCTCTTTACAAGAGGTGATCTCATGCTTCGCCCAGACATCACCACCTTCACTACCTGCGTCATCTGAGGCAAACATTCTAGCAATATATTCGTTTTCTGCTTGGATAATAAAACCAAATGCACAATCATACCAAGGGTTCCAAGGATCAGGGACTAAATTATCTCTTGGTTTTAATATATATATTTTCATTCAAACAGCCTCACATCAAATTTCCTTCTCAATGTCTTTCGGAAGGAATGTATTATAACACGAATGTTAGCATGGCTCTCTGGCACCAAGTCTGCTATCTCCTTAGTCTTATACTGCTCAAAGAAATATAATGTTAGAATATATTTTATATTATCTGGTTGCATGTGGATAATCTTTAGAACATCTTTAATCACTAAACGATTGAAAGCTTTGGATTGACTGTCCGATATTGTCCCATCAGTCTCAAAAAATCCATGCTGCTTCTCATCTTTAATTTTATCTTTAAGACAGTTGATTAGGATACGACTAAACCATTTACGAAAGTCTTTCTCTACATTAAAACTGTTCCAATATTGCATAGCTCTAGTGTAAGCCTCTTGTACTATGTCCTCTCCGTTATGTCTACTGCCACTAGGCCCACGGAAACGCATAACTAGGTGCTTAAAATTGGAACGATAATGATCTTCTATCAATTCATAAACTTCAGATTTGGCTAACATTATCTTCCTTCATTATGAAATTTAATTTTGATCTTTTTTAGCCTCCAACACGGCCCGACCTGTCGAGGTAATTCGATAACCACTACCAGCCGGGCTGTCTGTATACTCAGACCAAAGCCCTTTAGCATATTCTGTTAGCCCCTTACGAGCCAACGCTCTGACAACTACCCGCACTCTCTTACGGCTTAATCTTGTACTTTTTGAAATTGGTCTAAACGGTAAATAAAACTCTTCGGGCACACGAGCCAAGGCACGAAGTACTTTTTGCTCATCATTCATATCCCACCTCCATATAGGTCTCAGTATTAGTGTTGAAATGTAAATTCACATACCCACTGCAACCAAACTCTCTATCTTCTAGCACAATAAGCTTACGCATAACACGCTGTTCCTCTGGAATGTCAGGGTCTTTATCGCCCTCCAAGCCCACCATCATGTGACAACTACGCATCATAGCCCTACTACCAGCAAACTGATTGGACATCACCTTGCCCCCTCTCTCATGTGGATCACCAGCCAAAGGGGCTTTCAGATGACAAAAAATCCATATCAACAGATCAAGATCAAGAGCAATAGAAGATAGCTCTTGTGCTATCTCTTGAAGGGCAGTGTTAGCTTCCCCTGAAGGCACACCATTAGTGAGGTTGGTAATGGGGTCTATGAACACCACCTTACATCCTTCTTGTGCTGCCACCATTATATCAGCACGAAGGCTATCCCAGCCCAAATGCTGATAAAGATTAAGGAGATATAAACTATCATCAACCACTGTGGCGGCTTTGTCATAGGCTTCAAAGTCAAAATCTTTTTCGGGATCATGGAACACCTTTCCTGCGATTTTTCCTAAAATTAATTTCCATGTTTGTTTGTTAGTTTCTTCGGGGCTAGCCATAAAAACCTTAAGACCATGCTCCGTTATAAGGTGAGCAGCAAGACTATTTCTTATAGAAGTTTTGCCCATCTTAACCCCCGCCCCAAGGTAGTAAGTCTCACCGAAGCGCATCCCTCGTGTGAGCTTGGTCATACCCTTCCAGGGGTAGGAGAGACCATACCTAGCAGGCTCTCTGCCAGCCTCATATAGAGAAGAGCCTACTACTATCCTTGTATTCTTTGGTGTAGATGTTTTGAATAGACAAGCGTTTGCAAGACTAAGTGATCTCCCTTGAATGATACATGCGTTTGCGTCCTTACCTGGAATAGAAACAGTACGAGCAGTAGGAAGAATTTGAAGCACTTCTTTTTCAGCTTTCTCCCCACTACCATCTCTGTCAAATACCAATACAATATCTTTGAAATTACTCCTTATCCTAGACAAATTATTGGTTATATCTCTCTTTGCACTACTACTACCACTAGTAAGAGAGACAACAGCCGGGGACATTTCTTCCCATTTAGTTCCTTTCTGTTTGTCCTTAAGGGCTTGATAGAGGGCACAGGCGTCTTCCTCTCCCTCTGTGATGTAGAGCACACGCGCTCCTGTGGAGATAGCCTGGAACCATCCAAACAGATTACGCTTACCCTTAAATTCACCCACCACCCACATCTCTTTAACAGGGATAAGCTTGGCCTTGTATGATGTAATATCTCCTACGTCATTATGGAAAGGGAAATAGGAGACGATAGGAGAAACGCCATCCTGCTCAGACACACTTGTCTTTACGCCAAACCAATCAAGGGAAGATTGACGAAGGGCACGGTCGCTTCGCTCTAAGATGGGGAGCTTGCTTATGTCATATAATTGTTCAGCAACGTCTTCAGGGGAGTAGAGAGGCGACGCCTTTTCTTCTTGTTGTCGGTCGCCGTATGGGGAGGGAATGAATGTGTCACAGTTAAAACAATACCCTGTATATTTATTTCTATTCTCAAAAACCTGAAGCGCGTCGCTGCTTCCGCACTTATCGTGCGGGAGCTTTTCTACGCAACGTGCCATTAATTCACCTGTTTATATTCATCGCTTTCTAGTAGCCAACCACTTACAAAGTCTATTGTATTTAGTCCAGTAAACCTAAAACTATCTCTAGCTGCTTCACTCACTTTCACTTCTTTATTGTTTTGGACAAACACAGCATCCATAATATTAATACGGTTTATTCGTGATTTTCTTTCAAGAATATCCTTCACCTCATCTAAATCAATTATACTCTTTATTCTGTTTTCCATCTTCATTCTTCTTCTCTCTATATATACCGCAGAAACGATGGGTTTGTTAAGACTTTTTTAAAATATTTAATGCCTGTCTAGCAGAAATTGGTGTCGCAATACCGATCATACCTATGTCCACTAAACGTATAAAAGTACATGCCCATTTTGGTAGCTCATCTCTTGAGGGTAATACACTCTCTCCCCCAAGGTATCTTGCTATAGGACAATCTGTGCAATGATTACGCATACCTACTGTAAGTTTTGGATTTATAAGATATTTCTTTACAAGCCAATCTTTAAACTGTTTACGTACAATTTTCATTTTCTTTTTCCTTTCTCCTAACAAAATGTGTGAATTCTTAGTATAGTATATGGGGCCGGGCCTATTATATATCCATGGCACATTGATTGGTGCAAGCAGTACAACAATTACATAATTGTTCATCTTCTATATCTACACATCCGTCCATTTCATATGAGTAAGGACATTTGTGCCAATCTTCTGCTTCTCTTTCCTCACACCTACTACATTTTTCTTTCATCCTATCCTCCTCATAGCTTCACAATAACGTTCTAGTGTTGTACCTTCAAGGCCCGGTGCTGTGTTCACCTCAAGGACATAACACATGTCTCTTCCCTTATTATATATAATGTCTACTGCGCCAAAATCAAGAGAACATCTCTCTGTTGTCTCTAATGCCAGCTCTCTTAATCTATCTAAATAAGGAACTCTCTCAAGTCCTTCCCTCATATAGATAAATCCGTTATCATGGCTTCTAATTTGCCAATTTATTTCTTCATCGGGCACATCAACTCTTCGTGCCTTCCTCTGCACATCAATAGCCTCTCCATTAAAAACATGCACTCTATATTCATCTTTCTTTTTTATATATTTAACATATAAATGAGCGTCAGCCATTTCTTCTATTGAGCGAGTTATCACTATTCCAACGCCACTATGTCCTGACAATACTGTGCGGCATACAACGCTCCCATCTTTAAGCCATTTCTCTGCTTCTGTCCTATCTTGTGCCCAATCTGGAAGCCATTCCCTTTGGCCTAATAAGGAGAAGAAAAACAATTTATTTGAAGCAATGTTTACATCATCGGGGTGGTTTAATAATCTACATTTAAAGACTTGTTTATTATCTATATAACTACATCCCCAATTTACCACTATCTTCTTTTTATCTCCCACGAATTTACTGTTATTAATTTTGATCTTTCTTACAGGGACAGCTAAAGCCAGTCTATTCACTGTCCTACTACCTTCTCTATATGGGTATATATAATTCATTCTCTAGGTTCCCCATCTGGGGGAATGTAGTAAACCGCTCTCCTCTGCAGCTCTCGCATCCTTTCCACTTCTTCCATTCTTTGTGCATTCAACACTGGAGGTTGCCTCTGTATTCTCCTTCTCGGAGCAAGATCTTCTGGTTGGGGAGCTTCTTCAGCTACATCAGCAGGACGTTCTGCTTCATCAATAGGAGCTTCTCTTATAGGCTCATCGAAATAATTGGGAAGATTTCTATTCAAATTTATTCCACCAGGAGCAACATTAACCCTAACAAGCTCACCATCTTCTCTTTGTATTTGTCGTTTTCTTTTTGGAACATCTTTAATCTTTTTAAGGGGTGTATAGGCTAGAGTTTGTATTCTCCTAACTCCTTCCATTATTTTTTCGTTCATATTTTTATTCTTCAGCATATCAAAGTGCGGACCAAGAATTTTCTTCGCCCATTCGATTTCCCCTTTAGCTGAACAATCAGATATGAACTCGCTTGCATCCTTCACTTCTAATGCTTTGCTTTTTATTCTTAAAAGAAGAGAAATATAGTCTTTTATTAATTGTGAAGTCTTTGGGGTTCGTAAAGACCTAAACTCCAAGCTCCCATAATATCGAATTGCTGCAACATTAATAGTACCGTACTTAAACGTATTCCTATTCGTAACGATATTAAATATCCCACTATTTTTCTTATCATCAATTAAACTATAAACTAACCATTCTGCATCTCTTGCCCTTAAACAAAATAAATTACCTTCTCTATCTTCGCCGCACCACGATAAAATTAAGTCCTCTAATATCAAATAAAGTGTTATATAATTAAATACTTGTTCTATCTCCATATGTTGACAATTTATGTGGATATGGACACCGCACCTATCACTTGGCGTTATTTTAGTATGTTTTTTTAACATTTTATATAAAGAATCCAATTTTTTATATGCCCCTTCTTCGCTTAGCGGTCCGTTTAATATAAATTCCACTCCATGTCCTCTTAACGATCCATCCATGTCATTAGACCATCCACTACACTTATGGTCAAAGAGTCCTTCCCCCTCCATTTCTATTTCCAACCCTATTTCATTTTCTGGAGGCCATATGTGTAAACCAAAAACATCTTTTACTTTAGGCATATGGCTTTCTCCAACAACTGATTGAGATATAGGTAGTCATCGAATAACATAACTTCGTCCTTAAATAGCTTTCCAACAGGGCTTCTTAATTGTATGAATAGCAACTTTTTTCCTTCTATAGCAAAGTTTTTGTTAAATGCCTGTGAAGCAGCGTCTTTAGATTTAATCATCTTAATTATTTCTTCAACTTTCGGAAATTTCCCACAAACGCTTTCCTTAAAATACACAGACTTCATTATTTTTTCTTTTATATTACGCTGATTATATTTTTCAGGTATCATTTTCAAATTTTCTGCTGTTAGACCGATCCTCCATTGTCTAGCTGGGGTACGATAAGCTTTTATAGCTACTTTTTGTTTACCAAATTCTCTAAAGTTTATGAACCCTAGTGGAATAGGATTCATATCAACCCTCCCACTACTAAGACCAACTTTACTTATTCCTTTGACCTTTTCTATAAGACGATAATGGAGGATATTTCTACGGACAGTGCGATTGTATTTTATATCTTCAACTACCACTGGCATACCATCAATACGGATTATGGACCCAATTAAATATAAACGAGCGTGCTCTATATTAAAAAAATCCTTATTTTTCATCGCACTAATTTCCTGTGTGTTACAAACGCATATACATCGTACGAACCAATGGCGTAAGGGACATTTTGAATAAAATCTATTGCCTGAGCTATATTTTTATAGTTTATAATGCTCGATGCAATATCATGATACTCTTTAAAGTAATCTACATCTTTATTTACAAATAAATCAAATGCTAATTTTGTTTGAGAAAATACAAATTCCATATACTTTTTGTTTTCAATCCAGAAATTAGACAACACTCTGTATTCTAAACCATATGGTTTTGGTCTAAAACTACCGGCAATACCGTATAGCCCCTTTCTTATAACATCTTTATCTAATATTACACTTGGAATCCCTAGAAAATAATCAAGTTGTTTTGTCATTTGACAACACGAAAGGAAGTGGGAGCTTTCCATAGGGTCTTCGTCCTCGGTCCAACCTATATGAATATGCCCCCCTGCGGTTCTCATATATGACATTAGTATAGGAGTAGGTTTTTGACTTTCGGCATATGCATCAAAATCCGCTTCACAGCCAAGCGCTAAAGCTTCTGCGGGCTGTTCCTTTATATGGAGACGATCAAAGGTTGCTGATGCTGTATAGTTAAAAGAATATTTGTCTGGCACCATATCTCTTAAAGAAGAGAGGACACTTTCTACATTATGAACAAATTCTTTTTCTTCTTTGGCCGGATTGATATTAAACTCAAGGGCCATTCCATCCACTTGTACTGCCCCATCTTTTACAGGGAAAGGATGTAATTTATTTCCTGGAACTATCCCATGAGCAGAATGAAATTTTCCATCCTTCTTAACAAATAATTCAGGATCAGCACCGATTAAGATGTCCATTATATTCCCTTCAAGAGTGAATCAATTCTAATTTTTTCTAATTGATCGGAAGTTGTGCAATTCCCACATGCAGCGAGATCATCGTCTATAACTACAGCCGATCTCCAAATTAATTGAGTGGAACAAAGCGCACAATATTGGTATTTTTCATCAAATTTCTTCTTTGTCATTCCATCTATTTCTAGAATTGATGAGGCATTCTCTGGCCACTCATCTTCTTCATTTTGCATTTCACGTGCGTCTAAAAATGTTCCTTCTTTGTTTTTTTTATACCATTTATCTAAATACCCCTCATTAGGAGCAGTTTTTTTAAAAGGTTCATATTTTTTAAATGGTTCAAGCATTCGTCCGTTGATATGTATAATTTTTTTCTTTTCTTCATTATATATAAAAGAAAAAAGAACATTATTTTCAGGGTAATACACTTTATCCTTTTTTAGTTTTACTTTAAGCCGTTCGCACACTTTTCTTATCATCCAACCTTCAGATGATATAATTAGTAGTCTATTTCCTTTTGTTGTAGCAAAAAATAAAGGTCTCTCACCGTTCGAGATAATATTTAATGTCTCATTGGCCTTATCATAATAGATTAAAGAAGCCGCTCCGTCTAAGTTTTCCCATGTCCAGTCAATACCTTTTTCATTAATGACATATGTTATTGATTGACTATCGGTAGAAAAATTATTTTTTTCTTTTGATTTTAAAAAAGCTTTTAATGTACCATTATGTACCAATGTTATATTGTTATAAACAATTGGATGTGCATTTTCTTTTGTCACCTTCCCTATTGTAGCCGACCTATTATGCCCTATATAACAGTATGACTCCTTCACACTCATTGCAATATTTTCTCTATATTCTTTGCTCTTAATTAATTCTAAAGGCCATACAGTGTCCTTAACGATAGAAGATGACTCTTTTCCTATGGATGCTACGCCTGTTGAATCTTTTCCTCTTAGTATCCCAACAGAAAGAAGAAGTTCAAGCATAAATAACGTCTTTTCACTAGGAGCTCCCATTATTGCAATTAGTCCGCACATATTATACCCTTTTCAACGTAACCAGATGGAAATAAATATTTATAAATATAAACAAAATAGTGCATTTTCAAGTCAGGAACACCAACAAATTCAGGATGTGGTTGGAAACACAGCACTTTATGTTTCGGGTAGAATACAATTTCCGTATCAAAATCGTTTAATTTTCTAACGTGATATTGTATCACATTGCCATTTTTTAAAACAGATGATCTAAATTTACTTTCATCTGCAACACCAATAATAATGCCACCTTCTGCTACTATCATCATTTGATGATGTGTCGATGTGGCTCTAAAGCTTTTATTTGTTATAACATCCAGTACTTCATGTGTTGTCCCATTGGAGTGCCCACAAACATCTTGCCATAGTTCTCCTCCGCACATAACATTCAAGAATTGACCCCCTCTACATATTCCAACCATAGGAATTTGTTTCCCTAATCCTAGCGCGAAAACTACTGCGTCTTTTTTGTCTCTTAATAAACTGTGGGTAGTTTTTGGATGTTTCTTTTGTCCGTATAAGTATGGAGATACGTCTACTCCACCTGTGAACTGAATTAAGTCGGCTTCATCTATTGTTCTCACTATTTCCCAGCCTTCGCCGTGGAACATTCTTTCGTACAACGGACTAGAAAAAGAAATAAACACCTTAGCCTTCATCTTTATTTCCTTTCCTTCTTAAATAGTTTAATTCAAATGTTTCTCTGATCCACTCTTCCATATCGACTTCATCATATATGTAAATAGTTTTCTTTGAGCCCACACCAAAAGTGTTTTCTAAGATTCTTTTTTTTGTTCTTTTTGGGTAGATGAGATTGCCCTTATCATCACATTGGCCAGGCCTATTAGAACTAAAAATAGAAATTAATGGACGGTAATTTAGGTCTTTAGACATAGATGGAAGGTTGCTCAAAGAAGAAAGATCGTGATTAACTACTTGAGTAAACTCTTTCTTGTTCCAATAATTTTGAAACCACATATGATTACTGTTGATTGATTTAAACTTACCCTCCCATACTGTATTATTGTGTGTCGAGAACATGTGAGCCATAATTATTGCCGCATCATAGGGGACATGTTTTTTAAATTTTTCCCAATTCTGAACTACTTGAGGGAATTCCCACATATATCTTAAACCAATCATTGCTAATACAACATAGCTGGCTGGATAAGAACAATCTAATATGCTACCTTTTTCTAATATTGTCCCTTCTTCCTTTGTAATGAAGGCATCGGCAACAAAACTATCATTAACCCACCAATTTATATATTTTTCAGACAATTTCTTGGAGAGATGAGTGTAAGCCATATCTGTAATAAAGATGGCCCTCCGACTATATTCTTGCCATAAAAGGGCCTGATAGCATACACGGTTAATGTGGTCATGACATTCTCCGTTGTCGAATATCACAGAAAATGTATTCTTCTTGTGCCCTTTAGAGGAAAGCCATTCCCGCTTTCTTTTTGCTACTTTTAACAATTCCTGTCTTTGCATTATCTTCCTTCACGTCTTTCTCATGTCTTGTATATGAGAGTAGTTTTAATTCTTCACCGTCTTCATATCCATTACCACATGCTACAACTTTAAACCCCAACTTAATAAAAATTTGTCCTATATTTCTCCATTGCTCATTGTTAAGGATAGCGACAAGGAACGCTTGCCCGTCCCACATCTTTATTTTACTCTCCAATTCCTTTTTCAACGCTGCCTTTCCTGACGGACCTTTCCACCTATTTCCTATAGGGGTACCACGCCAATCACGACAATTCCCAAAAAGGGCAAGAAATCTTGCTCCACAGCAAGCTTTAAGGCCTTCATCATGCATACTCACCGTCATTTTTTTTGTCCTATATTAGAGGAAGGATTATTCCACCATTGAATGCCATTCTTATCTTCTATATCATTTGTATAATCTTTTAATGGCCTAACATTTGTTATAAAATAAGTCCAAGCTGATGTGCGTACTATTTTAGGACTCGTTATCCCTACAATACAGATTTGTTTTCTGTCATAAAAAGACGGGTAGCCCTCTAAAACATCTATAGGGTCTATATTAGTTATTTCAAATAGCTCTCCAGCTATTCTAAAGGTACAATTAAGCCCTGATGTCATGCCAGGAAAACCACCAAAACTTATTAAACGGTAGAAAGGAGCTGTGAGAGCTTTGCACTTGAAAATTCCACCAGCTTTTTGCATTACATGGAAATTACTTCCATCCTTCTTCAATGTTCCATAAACAAATACAAGCTCTGTCATTCTCCTTCTTCCCATTTGATTTTAACAGTGTCCACAGGAAGAGGAACACCGTTTTTATGCGCGTTCAGACATGCTTCATCGGCTTCAATTCGTGTTCCATATACTCCACTTTGAAAAGCAATAGACTTATAATAGCCTACTTTAGCTTTATAAATATTCACCCACCCCTCTTTCTTCACCTTTGTTGGAATGTTTATAAGGTCAACACATGAATCTGCACCTGCAGAACTAAAATATTTCCCATTGATGTTATATACCCTTAGCGCCCATACTCCTCCAGAGCAAGGATGTGATTGCCCCGTTTCAACAAAAGCAGTTAGGCTGTCATCTTCTGATGAGCGTATTATTACTTTTTTGCCATCACGAGTCTGAACTGGTTTTGAAGGGTCGAATTTCTTAAGAAATTCTTCAGAAATTATTGACATCTATCTTTTCTCCTTCTTACAAAAGATTGGAATGGCTTTAACAAATGAATTAGCTAACCACCTACAATATTATTGGTATCCGGATCGCGCTTCCATTCTCTTTTCCTAACAATATGTGGGGATTTTACGATTGATGGGGATTTTCACTGTTATTCCAACAGCGGGGGAAGCAAACGGATGTTTGCTTAGGGCAGCGAATGGGGCCTCTCCCCTTCTTTTTCCCCATTCCACTTGATAGTCTCCTCTTAGGGCGGTGCCATTCAAGAGGTGAGACATCACCCTGTCATATGTATTTGGATCAGACGAGTTGGCTCTTGCTTGTGCTCTTGCCACCACCTGACATTCAGGAACGTGTTTTCTTTGATGAAGGGCATATTTTCCACGGGAATGGCCGAGTTCTCCCTTTAAGATTGCTCGTTGTCTTGCCGCCATGAATTGAAGCATTGTTGTCATTATCTTCTTGCTCCTCTTTACAGGAAAGCAAATAAAACAAACAGGGCCACCAGCCCTGCAAACAGTAGCCCATCGCTAGTTTTCTTAGTCATGGTTTCCTCATTGTAAGCCAAATAATGCCCACCACAGCAAAAATAAACACTATTTCCATCATAGCATCACCTTTTGAACAAGGGAAATGAGACGGCCAGCTATTTCTAGCTTTGTCTTATCTTCTGAAGCTCTGTCAAATTCATCAATTAGAAATCCTATTTCTGCATAATCAAATGTCTTTTCAACACGATCTAGGTGTAGTTTTCTTATTATTTTTCTATCTTCTCTAAGCTGTTCCTGCCATGTTATCATCTTGCCCGCCTTACTCGCGCTACCATATCTTTGTGACCCGCTTTGGCTTGTTTCTGAGCTGTGTAACGTTGCTGTTCACCATCAAGAAGCCCATCAAATCTAGAACGGGGGTAGAATGAAAAGGTGAGGGTTGGACATTTGACGGTCTTTCACGCCACTAATTCAGGGAAGCTCCAACTACCTACTGATTCAGTTTCCTTACTTATGCCCCACCCCTCGGACATGTATTTTGGCTTTCCATAAAGGCTCCTTGGAAAAGCCTTGCTACTCACCATCATGCCCAAACTGAAGTGGATGTGCAACGGACCAGACAGCCTAACAACACGGAGAGAGTGTTCGGTTTCCCTCTCATCCGATACCCCGTAAGGGTTGGACGGGCATTACACATCCACATCTGTGAGCTGACAAGCTAGAGGGAGGGGAAAGAAGTCTTAAGCGACGGCCTTCTCGGCCCGTTGCTCTTCATCCGACACGATTTCACTGCCGGTGACGCCGGGAACGACCGGTTCGGGTTCCAAGAGCGCAATCTGCCTCTTGAGCACTGTCGCCATATTCCGAGCGAGATCGACTGCCTTAACGGCATTGTTGTCTTTGGGGATCATGTTCTCTCGGTCGAAATTGGCGATGGCCCTCGTGATGGGGACCACTACACCTTCGGCCTCGAAAATGATCTTTTCCTTCTCCGGCGCAAAGTCAAAAAAGGGCTTTTCAAGAGCCTTCTTGAGCAGTTCGGGGTCGAATTCCTTGCTCTTATCGACGACCAAAGCGCTGCTCTCTATCTTTACGGGAGCGTAAGCCTTGAGCCAAAGCAAGTAGGCCGATTTCCGAACGTAGTTCTTTCCGGTGGTCTCGAGCGCCACCAGGAACTTCTGAAGGAACGCGATCTGACCGTGTTCGTAGAGGTGCGAGATTGCATAGTTGGCGATCTCCACGGCCAAATCTCGTGAAGCGGTTGTCGCCTTCGCCCACGCTTCAAGCATCTGATCGAAATTGCGGGGTTTTGCGACGGCCTTGTTTGTGTTCTCTGTCATACTGTAAGCCTTTCTCGTCAAAAAGACGAAATTAACCTATCAGCTCACAGAAATAGATATGTGGAGACTGCACCTAAACTTATCGCCGATAGAGAAGTGGACGGCGCAGAAACCTAACCCTAAACTCTAGGACTAAGAGACCACGGCTTACTATCCCAACCCGTGCGATTACATTTAGTCGAACCCTTGGCCTTTCAGCATATTTGCCAAAGGGCAGTGATGCCCAATATGCTTCCAGGAAAGGCAATCATAGCGTCAATTACGCGTTAGGCACGCTATTAGGATTTTATAACAATCAGCTAATGTTTGCTCGATTGTCACCTATGCAATCCGATATGGCTACCCTATCGCTAGGATAGTCTAAAGCACACTTAGCTGTCATTTATTCTAGGCATTACCGCCGGTTACTTAGGACGGTACTGAATGTGCTTAGGACAATGCTAACGATACACTGTCACCTTGCGGCTTGGCACGATGTCGCATATGCCCCACTGGGGCGAGGGTCTGCCTCGCGGTAACAGGTTATGCCACACTGAAGCAAATCGCGCTTTACTATGCGGCGTTCGGGCTTTCCTTCCCCTAACGCCCAAAGCGTTCATGCTCGCTTGCCGCAAGGCTTGACGTTCTCTTTTGCCAAGCCTCATCATAAGCCTCATCGGTTGGGATACACCGTGAAATATGTCTACCCATAAATGGCTATGAATAAATTTATTTCAAGGCATTATATTTTCCTTTAATATCAATAGGATAGGCTTAGAATAGGCTTTTATTCCTATTTTCATGTTTTCCCTTGTATCCTGCCCTTTCCTGATTATGTGGAAAGCACGGGTTGGATTGTCTAACCTGAATACAAGGGAATATACAATGGAAGCAAATACATACCCAAGTGAGCTTATCTATCCTTCATGGGTAGAGGAAGCAGCTGAGAGGCTTAAAAGGATTAAGGCAATCCACATTGGCGGATTGTTGGTAAGGGAAGCTTCCACAAGCGGGAGGCTAGGTCACATGGGGCATTACATACCCATTTGGATTGATCCGCCCTTTCCACCCTTCCCTGATGGTCCAATCCCTCTCACAAGGGAAGGGGAGGCTATTGAAGCATGGTTGTCCGTTCACAAGCCAGTCCCACTCGTTAGACTGAAGAAGCAATGGCGCAAGCTCTCCGTCCCCTTCCCTGTCTTAGTGCCAATTGCCAAGGGTGCCCAAGAGCACGAAGGGGCCGAGGATAGGCAGGAGAGGTACAAGGCAACCCTCAAGACCGCCCATGGCGCCTCAGGCGGACCAAGGCGTACATGGCTAGATAAGCTCGTCATCCCAAGGCATGGGGAGGATAGGGACAAATGGTAAGGAGACAGCCTGCCCCTTCCACTCATCCCCATCAGGGCGTCAGCCTGATTATTCATACAGCTGTTTGATTAATAAATACATATGAATGATCTTTCATATCAAATTGAACACCTTTCTTGCATATCTAGGAGGAGATTCCTATTCCTGTCTGTAAGTCTTTGAAAATAAATGACTTTGGAGGGTACTGCCCCCATCGACAATATGTAGGAGATACTAAATGAGCCCTCCCATATATGCCAATTCAATATTAATGTTTAATTATTATATTAATGTTTCTTTTTTTCTTAACAAAA